GCCGCAAGAACAAGATTCTTGAAACTTGCATAGAAGTTTGTTCCTTGTGCTGGCTCGTCAGCTATGGACCCGAGTGTTCTCGCCCTTCCATCGCCATAATCATTTGTTCCGCCGAAAATAACGAGGCAGTCTATCCACGTCTGAGTCATTCTGTTGAGTCTTGTAACAAACGACTCACTTGACCCATCACATATACTCGTTCCCGACACGCCATAGTTATTTACTACACAGCCGAGACTGCTTGCGGCAATATCTGTCCACCTCGGATTTGCCCAGTTGTTCGTTGAAATGAATCCCTCGGTTATGCTGTCGCCCAAAGCGTTCACCTCAATATTCGGTAAAAATGCAACTTTATCAGCGATATATATTTTTAATGTGCTCATAAACGTAGTTATGAACGCCACGGTAATATACTCTACTCCTGTCGGAATCACATAGCGAGCATACGATTTTCCATCTATTGCTTTGAGTGGCGTAAGAGACTTGCCGCCGTTCGTATCGTTAATATCGGCAGAATTTAGATGAACAACAGCAAACGTGCCTGTGTTTTCTGTTGCACTATATATGTTTACAACATCACCAGCACTCACTTTTATTGGTGCCGTTTGACCGAAATCATTCGCATAGGCTTTTAAGACTTGGCCTTGCGATATATAGTACAACCAGCCAAAAGTCGCTGAAGCAGAATCGAAAAGGTTGACAAGCGGACTCGCTACTTTATCAACGAGATCTGCAATACCCTCTATTTTTTCCTCGAAGTTTCTCAATATAACAACATTATATTGACGAGTAGTAATAAATGGGATTGTTATATATGGAGTGTTTGCTGGAACTTCGTATTCATAATATGAGCCTCCAAATCTTGAAGTTGGGTGAGCTGTTATTCCTGAGATTGTATCATTTATATCATTACTGCCGAGTCTGATAATCCCATAAGTTCCAGTTCCCGCCGTAACGTTCCATATTATTATTTTTTCACCCTCTTGAACTTTTATAGGTGCGGTCTGCCCGAAGTCTGAGCCTGTATATCTTACGACCGCATTATTGCTCCACGCATAAAGCCATCCATAATTGGCAGTATCCGGGTCAAATAGGTTGATTAAATCAATCTTCTCCTTCACAACATCAAATTGTGTCCTATTTGCAAGCCCAAGACTTGTATACGTAACTCCGTCCGCGCCGAGTCTCGCGTCGGTGACTTCCTGAGCTGACGGAGCCGGCCCCGCTATTATGTTATCGATCCTTGCGTTAAGAGGTGCAAACATCGACTCTGCCGAGACCTTGCTGGTATCATTTCCGTTATCTGTTGCGAAGAAGTCGCCCGCTCCAAGCGTGCCGCCATAAGTATTGAGTTCGTGAATTTCCATTTGTTCCTCCTTAGAGCAAACTGTAAATAGTTACGGATAAAGACTGGCCCGCGATCGGAGTCCCGTCCGCATAAGTGAATCGAGCAGTCCGTGAACCGCTCGAATTATTACCGAAAGAAATATAAGCCTCTACACCCGAGACGGTGCCGCCGACTGGTGTCCCAGAAGTAAGAGAGTTGATGTTTGCCACACCATTCGCGTCCGTAGTTACCGAACCGCTTGCACTTGTTCGCACCGAGTCGAGAGTCAGTTTGACCGCATCGCTGATCGCCGTGTTCATTCCGTCCGTAACAGACTGGTCTTGCATATCAGCGAGCGTTTCTTTTAACTGATTCAACGTGATCTCGTCATATCGGTCGAGAAGCGTGTTATAGACCGTTTTGACGACCCTCTGACTGTTAGCTATGACTCCGAGAGCCGGATAATAAACGCTCACGCTGTCACCTAAGTGCACCCGCTGGAGTTCGGCATATTGTGAATATTCATCTGTTTGCCATAACGCCACGAAGTCGACCTCGATGGTCTCGTTCGGAGTCCACGGCTTGCCCGCTTCAAACTTCTCATTTGCTTTCGTCCTGAGCTGAGCGACAGTCGGCTTTTTGTTGAAGTCGCTGGACAAGTCGAGCGGCATCATCGTCAGATCTGCGTCCGCGTCATGTGCAATATATTGCTCAGGGAGCGTGACGATCGTCGCCTTGCTCGAGTCTTTCCAGAACGGCACGATCGCGTTGTATGCCTCGCTCTCGTCTATCTCTTGCGTCAGATCAGAGAGATTCTTGCCGTAGCGGATCTCAACGTTCGTGTCCTCTCCTCGCCTGTCATGAAGTATGACATCGAAGTTGTTGAACTCAAATTCGCCTCCGTAGACCTGAAGCAAAGTGTTCTCCTCTCCTCCGAGCATCGCCCTCACTGCTGTCGGAATCTCAATCTTGAGCTCGCCAGTTGCCGCCATGTCCGTCGAGAACGAGAACGGTGTGCCTCCTATGATCCTCGAAGCGAGACTCGTGAGAGCGGCGGCGAGTGTTGTCGCCGTGAACGGCAGCGTGACCGCCTTGCTCAGCCTATACGAAATATGATGAGCGTTGAACGTGACCTTCCCGTCAATCGGTGCGCTTCTCTTGTATATCTCGAACGGCTGAAGAACTCCGCTGTCATCGTGTGTCGCTCCGACGATCATTCCCTCCTGAATGAGATCGTAATGTCTGCCGGTGATAGGATATTCGAACTCGGCCTCATAGGTGCCGTTGAGCTCCTCCTCGACTGTAAACGAAATGCAGTCAGACAGGATCGCGAGCCCCGCCGAGGTGAATGTGGTCTCATCGTGTGAGTAAAGAATCGGTTTCATAGTCTCCACCACCTCGGATAAATCACGACCGACTCGATGCCCGAATCAAACGCGACAGGCTGTGCTCCCGGGCCGATGCGTGGGAAATCGTAGTCGGCAAACGAAACGTGTGAGTTCATGCTGATCGCGTCTCGGGTTCCTTTGCGTATCTCTATAGGTAGCCAAAGTTCGTCCCTTATGATCAAACCGTTTTCTTCCGTCAAAGGCACGAGCTCATGCCCCGGAATGAATACCTCCATCAGCTCCGAATCGATGTAAATCGTCTGCGTAGTATCCGAGACCGTGAACAGGTGCCCAGCTACGTTGACGCGTCCGTTGCCCGTTACGGCTATGATCGGGAGCGATTCGAAGAGAGTCGGGTTCGTGATTATTCCCTTCGAATAGAACGGAACCGGCACGTCTCCGCTTTTTAGGAATCGCTGAGGCTTCGCGTCAAAAGTAATATCGAAGCCGCCCGCTCGTGTGTACTGTGTCGGATTCGTCTCGACCTGATGCTTGAATACCGCGAGACGATATTCGTCCTCGTGATATGTATCCTCGAGTCTGCAATAACCCTCACGAGAAGCGAGCCACGAGCGAACCTCCATAATCTTATTTGCGAAGTTTTCCTCTTCTGGTGTCCCGATGAACGCCGGATAAGTGACCTCGATGTTTTCGAAACAATTTTCGTCCATCCAGAGCGAGCCGTTTCGCCCCGGAATATGTATCATTTCACCGACGCGGGCCGGTGAATTAAAGGCTCCGTCACCTCCGAGGAATACCCCGAAATCAGAGAGAGCCTTCCCGTCAAACGTAATAGTATTTAATAACCCCACGCGGCCCTCCTTTGTTTCTGTAATGCAACGATTCTCTGCTCAACGGCTGCCGCTAACTCTTTGACGTCCATTCCCGGAGAAGCATAGACATTAATTGTCACGTTGTCTCCGGTCGATGCGTCTGCGATCCTATCGAGCTTATTCCAGAGCGTATCGAGAGGAACGACCGCCTCGGGACCAGCTTCACCAATACCGGCGATCGTTGGACTGTCAAAAATACCGCCAGTCGCGTACCATTTGACGCCTACTTTCGGGATGCTTGGCGGATTTAGCGAGAACTTTCCGCTTATAGTGAAATGCGGAAGTTTTATCTTCGGCAGCTTCAGCTTCGCGCCGTTTATTATCGACTTGATCTTGCCGATTGCCGAGCGGACTAAGTTGACCGCCGTCTGAATCGGTTTGACGATTGCGTTCTTGACTGCGATGAAGATTGCCGTGACTTTCGCCTTCAGTCCGTTAAACGCTGCGACCACGCTGGAAGCTAAAGCAGCCGCCTTTGCCTTCACGAGATCCCAGTTCTTATACAATGCGACACCAGCCGCAACAACTCCGGCGATTATCAGAGCGACAGGCCCGACCGCAGCGATGACCCCACCGATCGCCGGTCCTATCGTCGCCATGAGCGACATTATCGAACTGATCGCGAATGATATTTTTCCGAGCCCTATCAGAAGCGGAGCCGCTACCGCCACGATCCCCGCGATGCTCGCGATCAATGCCTGAGTTTCCGGGCTTAGACTCGTAAACCATTGAGCGAGCTGACCCACAAGGTCGACAACTTGCTCCATTACTGGAGCGAGATATGCCGCCAGCTGTGTCCCCAGTTGTTCAAAGACGAGTGTTCCCGTCGTCTTGATAGTGTCGAGCGAGTCGTTGAACTGATTCGCCTGATCAAGAGTGTTCTGATCAATGAAGTCGAGACCGTACTTCGCCATCGTTTCGGACATTTGGCGATAAGTCTCGCCTCCGTCCTCGATCAGAGGATTCAGCTCGGCAGCTGACCGGCCCATTAACTGCATCGCTATCGCATCGCGCTCAGTCTCGTTAGTCATTTGTCCGAGTGCGGAGATTGTATCTTGCCAGACCGCGTCTCCGTTTCGAAGTGATCCGTCTGCGTTTGTAATATCAACGCCGAGCTTCTGGAACGCCTCCGCGCTTGTCCCGGTGCCCTTCGAAGCTGTCATCATTTGCTTCTCGAGCTTCAGATGTGACTTTGCAATAGTTTCGACCGAAACATCAACGAGATCAGCTGCGAGGCTGTACTTCTGAAGTTCCTGTGTCCCTATACCGTAGACCTTCGACATCGTGTTGATGTCGTCCGCCCACGCTGCCGATTTGACTGTTGCCGCTCCGATTGAAGCAACAACCGCAGCCGCAGCCATCGAGAGGCCTCGCATCGCCTGACCCGCCGAAGTGAGGCTGTTCCCCATTTCCTTAAACTGTTCCGATGTTGCCCGGAGATTGACCTGACCGGTTTTCCTGAGCTCGTTGTTGAACGTCTTTAGCTTCGACTCAGCCTCGATGATCTCACGAGAGACGCGCCTATACGCCTCCGAGTTTTTGTCGACTCCGTTTGCGTCCATCTGGGCTTGTATGTTCTTGAGCTCTTTCAGATTTGTCTCGGTCTCTTTTATTTTCTGCTTTAGAAGGTCTTGTTTCTGCCTCCAAAGCTCGACCGATGTCGGATTGAACTTAAGAGCCTTGTTGACGTCCCGGAGCTCTTTGTCGATGTCCTTTGTACTATTCTTGATTTGCCTGAGGGCCTTATCGAGTTTCGTGGTATCTCCGGCGAACTCGATCGTAATCCCTTTAATATTTCCCGCCATTTATTTGACCTCTAACCGAAGAACGCGTTTATATCGTTCTGTGATGCCTTGCGCTTTGTTCCTCGCTTCTCAGCAAGTTTCTGAGCCTTCTCCGCTGCCTTCTGTCGGTCGTTATATGCAATCGTGAAGTCCACGACTTGACCGACTTGCATCCGTCGAAGGTCTGACATCGTTAGTCCTCGCTCAAGTCCGGCGAGGATGATGTCGTCGAGTGTGATTTCGGCTGAAGAGTCTTTAGGCTTTCGCTTATTTTCTTCAGCCTCTTCAAGTTTTTTGAGCTTACGAACCCCTT